AAGTAAATTGAGGAAACCCTATGGCAAGGCAAATTATTAATACCGGCTCAACTGCCAATGACGGAACAGGTGATACACTTCGTACGGCTGGTACTAAAATTAATGAAAACTTTATTGAATTGTATTCACAATTGGGTGGAGGTGACTCTGGTACCTCACTTACAACTGCTGTTAGATTAGTCGACAGCGGTCTAGAGTATGTAGGTGTTACAAATAATTCTGTACTTACTCATACAGAGGGTGCCTCAAAACTAGTATTTACTTTACCTGATTCAGAGGGTGCAGTTGTTGTTAGTAGCGCAACTCAAACACTGACAAATAAAACTCTTGATAGCGCTACATTAAATAATCCTATTTTAGATGGTATTACTATTAATGACACAAATGCTAGTCACACTTATAACATAAAACCAGGTAATTTAACATCAAAAAATATTAATATTAACTTACCGGTACTTGCTGATAGTGATACATTAACATTTAATGCTCAGACACAGACATTAACAAATAAAACACTGACCTCACCGAAAATTGGTACAGCTATTCAAGATGTGAATGGTGCTGAACTATTAAAGGTTACAGCTACAGCTTCTGCAGCAAATGAACTAACATTAGCTAATGCTGCAGCTGGTAATAGACCGACTATTTCAGCAACGGGTACTGATACAAATGTAGGTATTAATATAGAGAATAAAGGTACAGGTGTAACTAGACTTGGTAAGATAGCCTATGCCAGCGCGCAAATGGATTCCTCTGGCGATAGAGATATGGAAAAAAATACGTTTATTGTATTGAATCCAACATCAGCACAAAACTTTATTATTAGAGATGGTAGTGTTAGTGGTGAATTAAAGATTATTCTAAATAGAGGCACAGCGACAGCAACTCTTGAAGCAGATTCAGGTGCTGGGGCTATAATGGCAGCTGGTAATGTCAGATTAGCTCCAAATGCCATGTCTCAATTTATTTATGAAAGTGTAGAGAATAAATGGCATATGATCGGTACAGACTCAGCCGGCAACGGCATAGCAATAGTTTAATGAGATAAGAACATGGTAGCAATAATTACAGATAGAGTTAAAAATCAATTAGTAAATTCTCTTCTTACAGAGTTTGAGGATTCGTCTAATCGATACTACATTGCACTTGGTGCATCTGAGGCTTGGGACAGTACTGATACTCCACCTACTCCAACAAATACAGAACGTGAAATTCGTCAGTTTAGATACAAGATGCAGTCAATTAAAGCTGTACTAGATACATCTCTTGTGGTAGTACGTTATAACTGGTCATCAGGTACTCTTTATCCGGCTTATAATGATAACTCAGTTGCGCAATCCTCACGCTACTATGTTATCACAGATGAGAACAACGTTTATGTCTGTATTCGTCAAGGTAAAGACTCGAATGGTAATGCAGTTACATCGACTGTACAACCAACCAGTACATCTGCTACAACTTTGACAGAATTGGCTGATGGTTATATTTGGAAGTATCTGTACACAATTTCAGCAGCTGACGCTACAAGATTCTTGACAGCTAACTTTATGCCAGTTCAATTAATAGACTCAGCAGCTCCTGGTGATGCGTACTATAATCAGTATTTAGTTCAACAAGCCGCGACTGCTGGTCAAATCATTGGTTACAGAGTAACAGCAGCCGGTAGTGGTTTCACTGGAACTCCTACTATTACGGTTGTTGGTAATGGTAAGGGTGCACATGCTCGTGCTGTTGTTACATCTTCAAATACTATTGGGGCTATTGAAGTTGATGAGTCAGCTGGCGGTTTCCCATTTGGTTCTGGCTATGATTATGCTAACGTAACAGTAAGTGGAGGTGGTGGTACAGGTGCAACTGTAGTACCTATCTTTGCTCCACCCAATGGCATAGGTGCAGATCCAACAAGAGATCTGAGAGCAAGAGCTGTTAACTTTAATGTTTTGGCTGACGGCACTGAAGAAGGTGTATTCGTAACTGGAAATGACTTTAGACAATTAGCATTGTTGAAAAACCCATTACAGTATGATTCAACAGCTGCATTTACCGGTAATACAGCATTAGCGCTAAGACAGATGAGATTATCTGCATCAGACGATTTCCAAGCTGATCAAGTAATTACAGGTGGTACATCATCTGCTCAAGCATATATCGATTATTATGATGATTCAAATACAATTTGGTATCACCAAACTGAAGAAACTGGGTTTACACCATTTACTGATGGTGAAATTGTGACTACAACGACAGCTACTGCAAATAGAACAGCTGACTCTGCTGCAATCGTTCCAGGATTTGATGCTTATTCAGGTGAAATGCACTATATAGATAATAGAAACCTTTCTGTTACACGATCTGCTGACCAAACAGAAGATGTTAAAATTATTATTCAACTTTAAGGATATACTATGGTATCTCAAGTAGTTCAAAACACATTTGTATCGACCTATAAAGACGACTTTAGGGATAGTGACAATTATCATCGCATCTTGTTTAATACAGGTCGTGCGCTACAAGCACGTGAGCTTACACAACTACAAACTATCATTCAAAAAGAAGTAGAAAGATTTGGTCGTTATGTTTTCAATGAAGGATCATTGATTACAGATAATTCAGGTGTAGTTCAAAGTAGACAAGATGCTAGTTTCTTTTTAAAATTAGATACGTCTACAAATGCCTTACCTAGCGATTATGCATCATTAGAAGGAACATATGTTACTAATAACATTTCAAATCCTGTTAAAGCTTATATTTTAAAAGTTATTCCAGCTACTGGTGGAGATCCTGCAACATTAATCGTTTCTTATGTTGATGGTGGAGATAATACAGCTGCTGATACGAACTCGCCATTAACATTTTCAGCCGGTCAAGATTTAACCACCACTAGTGGTACCCTAACTATTCAAACTGTAGACACTGTGCTAAATCCAGCAACTGGTAGATCTTCTTTAGTTACTGTACCACAAAATGAGGTTTTTGTAAATGGCCATTTTGTTTTCACGCCAAAGCAGAGTATTATTTTAAGTAAGTATAGTTCTACATATACTGGGGTGTTGGGTTATAAAGTAACAGAAAATATTGTAACTGTTTCGGATGATGTGGCTCTCTATGATAACGCTGGTTCGACACCAAACTTAACATCTCCTGGTGCTGACAGATACAGAATAACACTAACCCTTGAGTTAGAAGAAAACATTACTAATGAAACTTTCATTAAAATTCTTAAATTTAGAAATGGTCAAGTTGAAACAGTACAAAATAAAGACAATGTTTTAAACAGACTTGGTGATGTTCTTAATAACAGAACAAGTGAAATCAACGGTACATTTATTGTAAACGATAGAGAGCGTTTTAGATTACAAGTTTTAGATGATAGTGATGATGATTATCTAGTTTATAATATTGGTCCTGGTGTAGCTTACGTTGACGGCGTCAGAATTAGTACAGAACAAAATACAAGATTTAGAGCCAAAAAAGCTAGAACAACTGCCGGTAATCTTGATATTGAAAGAATCACTGGTTTAAATGCAGTTGCTGATTATGGTAACTACTATTTAGCTGATTCTATGTATGGTATGCTTGGTCTAATTGATAGTTTAGGTGACTTTGGAATCTATAATGCTGCAGATTTAGGTGGAACTAAAATTGCTGAAGCTAGAATCAGATCTATTACTAAGTCTGGCGAAAAATACAAACTACATATTTTCGATCTAGCAAGAGATTCAAATGGTAGTGGAACGTTATATAATCTAGACTCAGCTAAAAGTTTAGGTATTGGTTCAGCAAACTATGCTAATTTGACTTTAGACACTACAACAAATCAAGCTGTTATTAAAGATCTTAATAATAACGGTGTAGTATTCAATTTACCAAGAAAGTATCCTTACACATTATCAACTGCTAATTTTACAGTGGGTGATATATTTACGGCCACGACTGACGGAAGCGGATTAGGAACATTTAATGTTGCTACTGCTGGTGAAGAGTTTACTGACATTAATGATTGGTTACTCGCTTATGATAGTGATGGTGTAATAGTTGACAGTGTAACTGTAGATTCAGGAGGTGCTGGAACAGAGAGTGTAAGGCTGTCCGGATTAGTAGCAAATCAAAACGTAACTCTATTTGCTTACGTAAATGTTAATGATACATTTATATCTAAGAGTTTGGTTACAGGAGCCACAACATCAGTATCTTTAAGCGGTGGGCAGTACTCTATTCCAAATGCAGAAGTATATGCCATTAATAGTATCACCGATGATACTACTTCAGAAAATATTACTTATAAGTTTACTACTGAACTAAGTAGAAGCCAAAAGTATAAAGACCTATCAACTGTATATTTGAAAACTGGCTATTCGGCTCCAGCCGGTACCATAACTATTAACTATGATTATTTTACGAATGGTGCAACAGGAAGCTTCTACTCAGTAAATTCATATAGTGGCGTTGATTATAAATTTATTCCAACACTTCTACAAACAGGTATGAACTTAAGAAACGCACTAGATTTCAGACCTAAAAAAGATAATACAGGTCAGAACTTTACAGGTACTGGTTCTGAGATACTAAGAATCCCACGTGATGGAGATCTAATTAACTTTACTACAGCTGACTTTTATAGACCAGCTGCAGATATTATATACATGGATCCATATGAACGCCGTATTAAAGTAAAACGTATTTCTGAAACTGACTTTAATATCGGTGATGATATGGTGCCATTACATGCTGTTTCATTAGGGCCATACACCTTTAATAAAAATGATATGCAAAAGACTAAGTTTGAATATAAAGCTTATAAAATGCAAGATATTACAAGACTTGATCGTAGAATATCAAACTTAGAAGAAGTTGTAACACTGACCCTTACTGAACAGTCTATAGCTGATTTAGCAGTAACAGATGAAAATGGTAATATTAGAACAAAGCTTGGTCTAACTGCGGATGGTTTTAAAAATCACAATCAATCATTAACTACTCTAAACCCATCTTATAAAGCATCAATTGATATTAGTAGGGGTGAACTAAGACCAAGACAAATTAGAAGAGCTGTTCCCTTATTTTATGACTCCGATAAATCTGTTGGGGTAAAGAGATATCAAAATACAATTTGGCCAAAGTTTACTGAAGAAGTATTAATAGAACAAACAATTGCATCTGGTCCATCTGATGTAAATCAAGAGTTCCTATCTAGATTTACTGGAACTATGACGTTAAATCCTGATTATGATAACTGGATACAAAGAAGAACTATTGACGGAGGTTCTACGAGTGTTGTATTTAGAGATGGTGATCTTTCAACTTACGATAAATTCGAAGAATATGGTAGATAAAATATGCCCTGGATAACCTCGACAAGCACATATACAAAGTCTCATTCTAGAACAGATTTTACTGGATTTGAAGACGTAACTATAGCAAGACCAAAATTTATTTATTTTAAAGCTATAGGGCTAAAACCAAATACACGTCACTGGGTTTTCTTTGACGATACTGAAGTTACAAATTATGTAAGCACTAGTGCAGGTACTATTAATGATTTTAATAATCTGTCAAGAAATGATAGTCGAAGAAACCCTGGTGAAAAATATATTAGTGAAACAGGATTTCCTACAGCTTTAGGTGGACCGACTTCTGAGATTATTTCAGACGACAATGGTCAGATCGATGGAGTTTTTTATCTACAAAGTAATAGCACATTAAACTTTCCTACTGGTAAAAGAACATTATCCGTACTTGATATATCTAAATTTGACATAGAGGGTTGTACATCCCACTCTTCCGCAAACTATATTATAGATGGTGGAATAGAAAATTATAAAATTGAACGGTGGACAACAACAGAAACTTCAACAAATAGATACTGGCAAGAACCACCAGCAGCA